ACTCCGTCAATTGTTTTCCCTGACGAAACTAGCATATCACCGGCGAGTCCTCTTGTACCATTAACTAAAAGATACTGGCCGTGATCGTCATCTCCTAATCCGGTAAGATCGCCATGATCAACAATCCCGCCGCCTGTCGAATGATCATGATGTGCATCTGGATCAGCTTTATGGCTCACGTAATCTGCCGCTTGATCGCTTATATCAATACCGTCTATTGTTTTACCTGCTGCAACTCCAAGATCGCCGGCTAATTCTCGTGCTCCTGATGCAAGAAGATATTGTGGATGATCGTCATCCGACAATCCAGTGAGCAATCCATGATCTCCTGTAGCGGGGGGGGCAGTCCCTCCTCCTGTGATAACAACTCCTCCTGAAGAACCGCCCATTCGTTTCAATCGATCGGCAAGAGCTGTGTTGCCATCTACTGAACCCTTGTGCCAGAACTCTCCAAGATCATATGTAACAAAGCGCACACCATTGGAAGCATCTGCACTACAGGCGAAACTTCTGATCCATAAATCTTTGTCAACGGACCAGCTTTCTTCTCCTCCTGTTAATCTGGCGAATTTCAAGCTCAGCGATTGTCCGATACTCGCGTTTCTTAATGTTATTGATTTTGCTGTGTAGTCGTCATTTATGACCGACCTACCAAGAAGATAATCAACACACGCGTTTAACAATCGCTGCTGTGCAGCTAGTTTTGCTTCTGGCGTATCTGTTTGCTTTTTGATGTAGTCGAATGATTCGTTGTTCTCAACTATCTGATGGACGGACATGCCGATCTCTGCCGTGTCATAAACGAGCATTGATTCAGCTTCATATAAGGTGAATCCGGTAGGGATAGTTAGATCGCCTGGGTCTATGCCTACGAAGGAAAGACCATCTGCTCCGACTGCGAGCACACGAGTCACTCCGCTTTTGATTGTTGTGTTTCTTTGGCAATCAACAATTGGTGCGAAATGGATATTGTTCTTGAAAATCGGAAGGCCAACTTCTTCAATTGTCCTGAGATACATGGTGGAATCAACTGGCGCCGCTTTGGTATCAAACCAGAAGAGCATACGAAGAGGTTCGTCTGTGATGTTTGTTGCGTACTGCCATCCAGTATTCGTTACGATGTCATTAACTAGATCAATACATTTACGGCCAGCGACCTCATGAAACGATCCATACGGCGTTCCTACTCTATCTGCTGTCCAATCTGTTTGAGGAAATGCTATCGCTTGGGTTATATCCTCGGTTGTTTTTCCGTGCGATATAACATAGTCTTCTATTGCGCCAGAATCGGGATTGCCTGGTTGCCAATCCTGGACGTAGACTCTATTTTCTGCGGCGCCGGTGTAATATGTAATCTCTGCTGTATAGCCTGCTATTTCTATGATTCCGCCATTATAGAAATTTACTGCTTCCTCATGAACTGCTGCAAGATATATGTAGGTATCTGACCATCCCGGTGTTGTGCCGGGATACTTGTTACAGATGTAATCAAGTCGAAGAACCTTTCGTTGTAGTTCTTTGGATATGCCTGAGCCTGTCCAAGTAACGGTCCCTGAACCATCTGCGCTTTCTACAAAGTTTTCATCTTCAATAATGAAAATGGCACAGATAGCATCCCCTCCATTCAGGAAGAGGGGATGCCTACAGAATGTTAGTGCGATATCACCCTTCTCGACAAGCGGGTGATTGTCGCGATTCATTAGTGTAGAAGATGCTTTGCCGCTGCCGAATCCTCCACCTTCAAATTTCCCGTCAGTTGATTGGAGGTTTAATTCATCTACGTTTCTTCCGTTGTCCAAAACAGATTTTCTCGTTGCGAGGTTTGCAGGAGAATAGACGTGAAGGAATGGACCTGTCCAGTTAGAACTCATGAGAAGAGATCCACCGGCTTGAATACAACTGCCATGCCACTGATCATCTTCTTGTCGGAGTCATACCAACGAACATCTTGGGTAAAGGAATAACTCTCTAGTTCAACCTGACAGCTCAGATAATCAATACTGCCATGAATTTTAGCGGTAAACGTTGCTGTTAATCCATAGAATCCGGCTGGAGGAAGGCCAAAGAAACTGTTGAACACAGTATTAAAGGTAAATTCATCTACGGCATAAACGGTCATGACAAGGGAAAACGGCCGTGGGATTAGCTTGGCGCCGTCACCATAATTGAAATCAAAGAGAGATCCCCCAGCAGCGGGGATTATTCCAGACTGAACGATTGGAACTGGAAGCTCAAACGCCTGGGTATCAATCCCACTTGGCTGGTTTTGCCCTCTTATATCAACGCTGTTAAAAGTCGCGGGAACTAGATAGGTTGTCATATCAAACCTGCTTTCTCTAACGCTGAGTATAATCCATCTTGAGACGCAGATGCAACCTCGCCTGGGTTGTGTACACCCGTAGCAAACTGATTGATAACTTCTATGTTTATTCCCCCTCCTCCTCCTGGCGATTGTCCTGCAGTTGTGACATTAACATACTCGCCACTTGACACTCCGATTAGGAAGTCATCATTGTTATATCCAGGTGGCACGATCATAGATCCACCAGTTGCGAATTCGGGTGGCAACTTGTCAGGATTCGGACCTCCTCCTGATGTTTCATAATCGACGTAGATGGTCATATGACGGTCGTAAACAACATTAGACAAATGTAGCTCAAGTGCATCAAGCTCGATTTCGGCTGGATCTATATTGGCATATACCCACGTTTCCCATTTGCTTGTGGTGATAAGTGTTAGCTGTTCTTCCATCGCGGTAAGCTTTGCTTCATCTGCTTCTGGTATGCGAACATTCACAATCGCATCCCGGAACCCCTCTTCTGATCTTACGATTCCAGGAGCAACACCTTCTCGCCAATTAGATGGATCGAATTGCTCAACTGCTTCTTTGGCTGTCATAAGACCTGCTGCAACTCTTTCAGCGGCTAATGCTTGTTGTTCAAGATTGAGATCATTAAATCCTTCCGACTGCCCAAGTAAATCGATCTCTGTTTTTATACCTAAGAATTCTTTTTGCAGCTCGCCGGCCTCTTTTGTGAGCAGACCAAGTTTCACTTTAAGGTCGATTGTACTTTCACTGAAATCGCCATTAGCGACAATTGAATCTATAAGAGCTTGTCGATAATAGGTGTCAATTGATTCTCCAGCTTCTTTTAATTGCTCTTTAAGCTGTTCTATTTCCTCTGGATCTGTGGCTAATCCTAAATCGACTTGGAGACCGCTGATGTTATCTATGTAGGATTTACTAGCGTCATAAGCAGACACCAATATAGCGTATTGTTCTGCAAGCCTTTCTGCTATGATCTGTTCCCACTTGGCTTTTTGTTCTGCGGTTAATAATGCGGCTGCCTCTGCCTTTTCTATTCTTTCGGCTTCGTCGGCCTGTGCCTTTTGAAGTTCATAGGCTTCTCTTTGAGCCTCTGTCATTCTATCAAACTCTTTTATCCGATCTATGTCGGCCATGTCTTGATAGATATTCTTTTCTTGTTTTGCTCCTTCTAAAGCAAGTTGCTGCCAATAATAATTTTGGATTGCTATTTCTAATTCTTCTTTTGATATATCGACGTTTTCTCTTATTATTTCTGCTGTGGCAGCTCTGGTTTTATTAATTTCATGCTGAATTTCTAGGTCTGTCCCAGATTTGTCTATTATTGAAACTATGAAGTTCTCTATTTCTACAAAATCTCCACCATAGATAGTAGTTGCTTCATTAAATGCGGAGTTCAAGTCTTTGTATGAAACTGCTGCGGTTGAAAGGGTGTTGATTAAATCGTAGAGAGTTGTTTTTGCATTTGTGAATCCCCTAGCTAATCCTTGTGTAAGAGATCCTTCTGTTGCCCACGCAGCTTCCTTTGCCGCGTTCATTTCCTCTGTTGCAAGATACAATGTTCCTGTAAATTGCGCTGTTTGATCAGCTAATGTTCCTTGTGCGAGAAGGGCGCCTTCGTATGCCTCTGCTAATTCTGCTGTATGCCGTCCTGTTAATTCGAGGACACCACGACCGGCTAACATATCACGGTAGAATTTGCTGTTGCCCTGGACTAGTTCGCTTATTGACTGCTCTGTATCATCGGCATGATCTTCAAGTAATATCAAGCCTTCTATTAATGTTCCACCAGCGGCCGTAAATTCTCGGAATCCCATACCTGCCGCTGCTTCAAAAGCTCTGCCGGCTGTGGTCCCTCTGACTGCTAACTGCGTGAGCATATTGCCTAGCAGATCGCCAATTTCTTGGAAGTCATCACCCTGGCGATTCATGACGACCATAGCGGCTGTGACTTCCTCCAGGCTTACTCCCGCCTCTGCTGCCGGGGAGATAATCTTTGCCATGCCGCTGATCAAGTCTTGTGTTTCAAGATTGGAATTTTGGACGAGGTAAGCATACTGGTCCAGGACTGCATTGATGTCATACATACCACGGCCGTACGCATTGACCGTACTCATGCCTGTGATAAGCGTTTCTGTCATATCCGCATTGGCAACTCGTGCAGCCTTTGTTGATACCTCTACCGCTTGCATGGCGTCGTTGTAATCAAGACCAAGGTTCATTGCTTTACGCAATGCGGTTTGTGTTTCTAACGGCCCACGTCCTATCTCTCGGGCAGCACGAACGGTTGCGCTATAAAGCTCTTCTTGACTTTGAACTAGTTCAGGGATTTGGGCTTTGCTTCTGGCGACTTCTTCTTCTACTGAGGAGAATGTTTCTGTGGCCTGGCGCTGGAACTCTTTTGCCGCTTCTCCTGCTCGTCTAAAACCATCACCAATTATCTGCAAACCCTTGAAAACGATACCAGCTACGCCACCAGCGGCAACGGCTGTAACAAGCGATTCTTTTAATTTCTGTGTTTCGATACCGAATAATCGGGTTTCTGTCTTGGCTCTTATTTCAGCACGAGCAAGCCGGTGTGTTTCAGCTTCTTGTGCTCTCAAAGCAACAACGACTTCGCTCGATCCTATTTTAAGGCGCCGCTGTTCATTAGTCATTTGCTGGTTGACTTGGACCAATGATTTTTGTGCTACATACTGTTTTTGAGATTGCAGAGCCATTTCCTTCATGGATGTTTTATAGCGGAGATTGGCATCTGCGGTTGATTTGACAGCAAGATAATTGGCGTCTTGCGCGATAGTCATTCGCTTTAATTCTGTTTCATGCTGTTGGTTTGCATCGGTGGAGGCTTTCTGCGCAACGTATCCTTCTTCAAGGGAGAGTGTTAATCTTTCTTCTGCAACGGCATGTTGTTTTGTTGCTGCGGTTGCAGCTTCGGATTTCTGAGTGCTTTCGTGAACCTCTCTGTTTAATCTTGATTGAATGTCTGCCTGTTCTTGCGTGATCTCAGCGAGACGATCAGCATCTCTTATCTGATCATCAGTCGCGCCGTCCATAGCTTTTACGGCGGTAGCATATTCTTTTGTTTCTTGCGCCACTTTCTGCATGTTGGCGCCAAGACGATCCAGATCCTTATTAAGAACCATGAGTTCTTCTGCGGCTGGATCGGTTGCGTTATCAAGACCGCGTATGGCTTTCGTGAGTTTAATTGAGGAAGTTGCTGTATCCTTTTGACCTTTATTAAGATCCAGCATTTGAGCAAGAAGTTTATCAACTGCGGCCGCTGCCTCGTTTATTCCTTTTGCGCTTGCTGTTACGCCAACTTCTGTTTCTATTTTTCTTGACATGCTGGTTCCTAAAGATGTTCGGCTACTTGATTAAGAAGCTTCTCTTCTTCTTTGGTTAATTTCTCACCTGTACTTGTCTTATATGCTAAAACGGCTACCTGTTTAGCTATATCCATTAGATACAGTAGGTAGCTGTTTCTCTTTTTTTCGGCTATCCAATCGCCTCCTGGATAGGGTAAGCGAAAAATGTACCTTCCTGCTGCTTGGCTCGCCTGTGCGTCATACAGCCAATTGGACATTGAAAGGATGGGATGTAGGGGTGGTTTAGTTCCTTTCTTTGCTTTTGCCCAATTCCAGACGAGCTTCATGACTTTGGGAGATTTAACGCATCGTCAATTAAAGGATCTAATAATGGCGTAATTACGTGAACAAGGACTGGAAACGGCTTGTCTCCATTTCTGAAATTGTCGATTGCTGCACCTGGGAAGTCTATTGCACGTACTAAATGCTTTCTTGCAGTCCATGCAAGGTTCACTCTTAGAAGAGGAGGTTGATCCTCTTTCCAATTATTGATTAGCTCGACATTTTTCTCTGTGAGAGAAAGATAGGTTGCCAGATCACTATCCGTCATCATAACTGGAATGGTGACTGTTCCTTTCATTCCCGCCGCTTCTATGTCCACTGTTTGTTCGTTTACAAAAGCTTTAACAACTTTCGGCTTGTTCGCCATCTATTTCCCCTTTATATTCACGATATACGTTATTGGTAGCCTATTCGCGGCTATGCTACTGCGGCAGGCGTGACTGTTTCTGTCACGACAATGACATCTGCGATACCTTCTTCTTCGGTGTCTGCATCCATGTCGGCATGAGGAGGACAAGAAACGACGTGTATACTTCCGCCGAATGTGTAGCCGGTCATGCCTATTGCTACACCGGCTGGAATGACAACCATTGAGGTTAGCTCAACGTTGTTCTCGTAGGCTTCCCACAGGGATTTAAGCAATCCTGTTGCTGCGGCCGACTCTAGAAGGGAACGATCATCCAGGACGGACATGGCTACTTCGTAGTTTCCAGCCTTTGCGCGGGATTGGGTTTCGGTCTTGGTTCCCCCTAGACTATTTACGATTCTTTCGCTTTTACGTGGAACGTTGTAGGAGAGCGTTTTGACGCTTCCGTTTTGTTCTGTCCCGTTGATTTTTACTGATCCTCGGTCGGGTATGTATAGTTGTGTGGTTATCGCCATGATTTGTTTCCTTTTTGATTGATGCTAAAGCCGTTTCGGAACTAGGCAATTGCGGCAGGCGTGATTGTTTCTGTCACGACAATGACATCTGCGACACCCTCTTCTTCGGTGTCTGCATCCATATCCGCATGAGGAGGACAGGAAACGACGTGTATGCTCCCGCCGAATGTGTAGCCGGTCATGCCCGTTGTGCTGCCTGCTGGAACGACGAGCATATCTTCAAGTTCGATATTTGTTTCGTATGCTTCCCAAAGTGTCGCCAAAAGGCCCGAAACTCCAAGGGTTTCATCTAACGATCGGTCATCCAAAACGGACATGGCGACTTCATAGTTTCCAGCCTTTGCGCGGGCTTGTGTCTCGGTTTTGCTTCCGCCTAGACTGTTTACGATTCTTTCGCTTTTACGCGGAACATTGTACGAAAGCGTTTTGACGCTGCCGTTTTCTTCGGCCGCATTGATTGTGACCGATCCGCGATCTGGAATATATAGTTGAGTTGTTATGGCCATTATTTATCTCCTGTCGTAGCCTTTGTAGGCGGTTCTTCTGCGATAATGTTTCGCATGAGTAGACGGTTTATATCTGTTTTCCCTAAATGTTCAAACGGCCGGCGCGGGGCGTCATCAGCATAAGGATCGGCCGCTGGTTGAATAAGTTCAAACTCATCCGGTATCATGGCCTTATATAGAACTGGCTGAAGGATAACGTACTGCCTCTGCGGCTCTTTGGTCGTTTTCTTTTTTGTCATGTAATGATCCTTACTAAAACTCTGCCCGGGTGCGCGTTATTGACGCCACCTGGCGCTAACGGCCGTAAACTAAAGTTCGGGAATACTATCTTTCTCCACAAGGAGTTGCGATAGTTTTCTTCTCCAAGAATACGGTAAACTGCATTTTCAACATCGTCGCAGACATCTTCCATTGCGGCTAACTGACCACTGTCGAATTTGACAATCCAATAGAGCACATATTGATAGACTGGCGCACCTGATGATTTTCCGATTACGGGGTATTGGGTTGGAGAGGAGCCAGCGGAGTAGACGCAAAGTTCCCTGTTATACTTGCCAGGCAGTTGAGAGGAATCGTAGATATGGACCTGCATTGTTTCGCCAAGGTCTGTATCTGCCGCAAGGACTCTTGCGATCTCTTTACGAATTTCTTTGATCAACATTAGCGATCCCACAATCTTTCGACGTATGCGTGAAACATATCATCAGCTAATCTATCTATCAGTGGGTCCATTGCTGCTGCCGCATGATCGAACCACTGCAGGCGATCTTGGTGATAGTCTGCCCCGTAATCAACTGGATAACCACCCCATCTGACGTTCTCGATTGTATTTGGATCGATGTCAATGATTACAGAGGCTTTGATGCCATCGGTTGTACTTGAGAATTCTGGTTGTCCTACTCTATGAGACTGCTTGAGCAATCCGGTATCTTCTGGCGCCATGCCCCGTGCTATCTCCAAATATTGCCGGCCCAAGAACCATGCTATTTGTGAAGCAATATTATTCCTGCCCGGCTTTGTTATTTCCTTGAGGGAGCGCAGTCTAGCGGATTCTTTTTGGATTTGAGCTGCAAAGACATCAAGGTTAGGATTCGCATACCATCTAAGCATTGCCGTCTCCTTGTAAAACTATTTCAAGGAACTCGGAGTTGGTCATAGGCCATTTGTTGACGCTGTGAATACGATAATCCTCTCCGGTAGCAAATACCATTCGCATGTTTTCCTTGATCGTTTCTGTTGGAACTTCGGTCAATATTTGAATTGGATGAAAGTCGTAGGCAGTTTCTCCACGAGTTTGACGAAAGATGTAGGGGAACGGATTAGAACAGCGCAGATCGCTAATCACTTCCGTAGAAGCTCCGCCTGCCTGATCGACATCCATAACGGCACAATGTGTGACCATTAGATGCTCGTAGGACACTAGTTTATACCTGGCAATGACGGATACATACCGACTGCGGCGTAGGTAGCTGCTGGCCTGGATTTGATCTCATCACCTCGTTCTTCATCGCCGTATCCCCATATGGCCCTTAGCTTCGACGCTTTGCGACTTAGCATGATGCTGGAGTTGTTGACTTCTGTTGCTGGCCCAAGCTCGGTTTCAAGCGGCTTAGATGCCCATGCAACTGAGGCCATTTCAAGGAGCTTTGCAGAAACGCGCCCGATTTCTCTTTGAGAAGGAGTCGCCTGCTCTGTAACATGCTCTGCCGAACAAGCATATTGAAACTGCTTCTCGGTAACCGGAATGTTACCGGGCATGATTCCGTTCTCTTCGACGCTATCTCCTATCTCGAACTGGACTGATTCAAAGAGGTTTGCCATAAATCACCTACTCTTCTTCCGATACGGCATGTACTAGCGGATACCCAGCCACGTTTATTCCTCTGGTTTCTTCTAGCCAATAGGCAATGTCTATGGCAGACTTTACGCCGATGCCGTTTAACGCTTTTAATCCTTTGATGGATTTGGGAAGCTGCGAGATCGTAGTGATCCCATTCTTTTCAATTGCGGCGCTATGTGGAACACGTGTTCCAGTAAGTTTGTCTGATGGAATGGGATATCCCTCTGGCTCTTCTTGCAGATCGACTTCTGGCATTGGCAGCGGTTCTTGGGACTGTATCTCAGAATGAGATATTACGTACTGCTCTTTTGTGGCAGGACGGCCGTACCAATCGACATACTTGCTGCCAAGTTTTCTGTATCTTGTTTCCATTGTTTCACACCTTTAAACTTAGGGTGCAGGAGCTTGCGGGATAGGCAACTTCTGCACCCTAAATCTGTCGCGACGTTTGTTCCGATCGCGGGAACGTCTGCTCGAAAACCTACGTTAAGTCGCTAGAAGCGATTGCAATCTTTTCCGGCACTTCGATGACTGGAAGGCCATTGGTCACGGCACGGCCGTGCAATTGCATAGGCATTGCTTCAGGTGTGAATAACTGCGCCCAACGACCAGGTGCGCCGCCGCCTTCGACGGTAGGACCGATGTGGGTGTAGCCAAGAGCCATGCTCTTGTATGGATCATCAACTGACCCTTCGCCAACGCGATAGCCGGTTCGCCCAGCATTTGCTATGGCGACGATCTTTCCTTCTGGCATAAACGGTAACAGCTGGGTTGAATCTGGACCGGCAGGATTCATAACTTCTGCTTCCAGGCCATACGCTTTGATACGAATGGTTCGGCGCATGTCAGAATCAAGACGTTCGGTTGTCCCGATCAGCCGCGTGAAGGTGTATTCCTGTGTTCCGTTTGCCATGTCGGTGAAGTTGACCAGCTCAATGCTGTTCACGTCGTTGTCGATGATTTTGGTCAGGGTGTTCGGGTGAACGATGAAATCGTTGACATTGTAGTGCAACACTCGCTGCAATTCGGCAATGTCTGCCCAGAACCCGGATGCTGTACTATCCCACGCGGCCGTCCCTGTTCGGGTGGTGAGAATGTTGGCAGCGGGAATGCCGTAATCAACGGCAATTTCCATGTCGTTGAAACTCCAGGAGATCGCGCCACTGGTGATGGCTTGCGCTCGCAACCATTCAAACGCATCAATATGCGCCTGCACGATTACTTTATCCAGGAAGTTAAGGGCTTCGTTTTGGATGAAGTCGATTGAATCGTTCTGTCCCATTCCTCGCAAGAGGGCTTGCATACGTCGGATCGCACGTTCTGGAAGAACGACGTAGTTAGCGAGTTTGCTAACTTCTTCCATGAAGGTACTCACCTCTGTGATCCCGGTCGGGGGGTAGGGAGAGTCGGTTCCTGCTAAGCCGGCCATCGCGGAGCGAACGGTCATTGAACCGTTTTCTACGTTATAGCCAGGCTCGTTCATTTCTGGTAAATACTGATTGAATAGATACCAGGCTGGCGGTCGTACTTCATTGGCGAATAGGAATGAAGCATCGGCCCCAAGTTCTTTCAAAGCATCAGCAAAGTTAAGATTCATTGGTTATTTCCTTTATCCTCCCTTTGCCTATACTAGCCTGTCATCAGAATAGGTGAGCCATATAAATGCGGCGCCTAATTCTGTGACTATGGTCGCCCAAGCTGCATCTTCGAATTCTGGGGTCAGGTTGTCGAACAACACGCCCCCGATGATTAGTCCATGCCCGGGCAATCCTGATTTATCGTTCTTGTCTGCACTAGCGACTAGGATGCCATAAGCAACCTCTGCTCCCGGCCGTGTGAGCCTGGGACACATTTTGCCACTAGCCAGTAGGGACATTGGTGTCCCTGCCGCTACTAATGTTGCACTTGATGTCTCATCCCAATCTATATCCCGGCCCATATCGTACAATAGCGAATTAGGCTGGGCTACAAACGGAAGGGCATCGTCATGCGTTACTACTCGTGCCATTTGTTTACCTCATCATATAATATATCTTAGCTAGACGTTTGCGGTTCGCTTCGTTTCTTCGCTTGTTCTAGCTTCGCCTTTAGTAATGGACTCATCCCGTTACCAGCATCGCCGGTTGTGCTGCCTTGTTGCTGTATCCAAGTTTGGCCGGTTTCGATGTCTCCCGCTGCTTTCAGCGCAGGGAGGAAGTCGGTCCAGTTTTTCTCGGCATAGGTATCAAGGCCGGTTTTGTCATTACCTTCGACTACGTTGACGACTTTCTTCGTCTTGCCGTCATCATCTGAGGCTTCGCCTATTTCTAGTTTCGCTCCGTTCGGCAGGAGCTTTGATAATACCTTCGGGTTCATTTGTGCGACTGCTGCCGCTTCGCTGACCATCTGGTATTTTTCTAGCTGTAGGAGTTTGGTTCCTCTGTCTCCGATCTCTACGACGGTTCCCAAGTCTTTATACTGCTTGTAGGTCTTGGCGTCTGCGGAGCTGAGTACGAGGCTTCCTTCTTCTGGTACGAGTGCTTCTGCGGCTTGCGCTCGTTGTCTTAGATTATAGGTTCGCTCATGTAATTTCTCGACGAGGCGCATGGCGTCGCCGTTGTGTCTGGCTAACTGGCTTTTCAGATCGGCTGCTCTTGCCGCATCGTCATCTCCCGATCCACCTGTCGTTTGTGTCGTTTGACTCGTCGTTTGTGTCGTTTGACCGCCTGAACCGCCATTATCGTCTGGCGAACGGTATAATCCGTGCATTAATCGCATATATATCCCCTATTTGGTTTTTTGGTTCTGCTATTTAATATAATCCATGATCTGCCTAAAATCAAGCGTTCTATTGTTTTATGTGGTTGTGTTCTTTGCTGTTGGCGTCTCTACTTTGTTTTTCTCGGTTCTTAATTGCGTTCCTTCTTCTCCTCCGGTCGCGTCTACCATGCCTTGCGAGGTGGCTCCATCAACGTTCAATTCTGCGTTTTCCATGGCTTGTATGATTTTGAGGATCTCGGCAGTCGGTTGGCTGTAGCCTGCTTCGGCTAGTGCGGTTTCATGACTGATGAATCGATCTGTTCTGAGCTGGCTCAACAGTAGTTTTTGCTCGGTGGTAACAACGCCTGTGTCAATTCTTACTTCGACTAATGCTCGGTAGGGGGTTGGCTCGGCGCTGTTGCTTAATATAAACTGACCCATTAATAAAACGGTTTCGATTACCCATCGCACCATCAGCCGCGTCTCGTTTGCCATGTCTGTGGCGCTGGCTTCAAAGTCTCCTTTTGCCAGTTGTAGTTTTTCGCCGCTGGCCTGGGCCAAGCCGGTTAGCAATGTATACTCTTGAAAGGCTGAGGCGATCATGCTGTTCCGTAGTTCTTTCCTGGCTTCTGTGAATAGGTTGGGGGAAACGGGCTGCGTTCTGGTAAAGCCGCCACTCATGGCAGCTTTTTCTACGTCGTTATCATCTATAACCATGGACGGCTGTAGGAAGTGACTGCGACCGGCTCCTCGGATCATGGGATCGGGAACGAAGGTTTCTTTGCCGTTTTCTGCTTCTTCCCAATGGCCTGGCGGCAGTAACCCGAAGAAGAAGTCCTCTGGCCAGGCGGCGCCCATGATTGCTGCTTGAAATGCGGTATATACGTGGTTTAGGAATCTCTGCTGGCTTCTCTGGCTGTTGGTCATTAATAACGGCCGTTCTAGTTGATACATGGTCAGCCG